TCTGTCTGTAGACCAACAATTAAGTAATCACACTGAGTCTTTGCTTCCTTCAACATAATGACATGGCCAGCGTGAAACAGATCAAATGTTGAACAAGTGAATCCTACTTTCATAATCCAATATTCCTTCTTGTGAATTTCACTAGGATGTTATCGTTATAGTATTTGTCAGACTCTAGCACTTGGTTGGCAAACTGCAACTTGGCTTCCCAATAGTTGGTTTCGCCTCGAGTCTTACATAGGCGAACAATTCTTCTAACAAATTTATCTTTACCAAGCTTCTCGATGTCTTCTAACAAACGAGGGGACGACCCATAATAGTCTTTCCAATCAGACTCCTTACGTGTCTTTCGCTTTTTACCTTTAACTTGCTTGGTGCCAGCCTTTGTAAAGTACTTACGGCCTAGATAGAGCTTGCTATTAACTAAACACTCAATCTCGTAGATGAAGCCATAGTAGCCCTTTATATCTTCATCCGTAAGTTCTTTGCCATCATATAGCCACATAATATACCTCTTGGGTATATTTATATGTCAGCTAGCAGTAATTCTTAGAGGCTCAGCCTTTAGTCCTTTCATAAAGCCAGGGGACACACTAGCATTATAGGCAGCTGGCCGACCTTGGATAGTTGATATCCTATCACCCACTACACATACCACTGGCGGAGGGTCCATTACACATCTAGCAATACCAAAACTATCATGGATAGAAAGAATGCCATCAATTGTAGTATTGACCCCACCAAACTCCGTTGTGTAGTATCCTTGCATTCTATCAATCATGTATCTAGCCATTGCAGGTGTGATGGCATAAGCATGGGTACCTTCAAACTTATTGATATCCATGAATTTGATGGAGTCGGCTGGACGCTCGTAGTCTTCTGCCTTGTTGACTCTATACCCAAGCATCACTAACTTGTTATCTGGTATCTCTGTATCGTAGAGTTTATCCTTCAAAATAGCATCATGCTCGAACACACAACATGCGTGTGGTTGTTCGGCTATTACTCTCCAAAGTTTGAGGTGGCTAGCAGTGCATCCCATTTCATTGTTTACTGTAACCCAATGAAATCCTGTCTCTTCATCGAGATTGCAGGTTCCAGCATTTTCAACACCTTTCCATAATGTGTAGGGCAGCCCATACTGCTCGCATGACCTAGCACATTCATTTGCATACTCAATGGATTCAGGTCTATCGATATAGATGATATATGCATGACGAATCTTACCTGTCTCGCCAAAAGCTTTGTGGTTTGTTCTATCTAATTCCATGCTATCCCCACCTATGACCTTTTCACCTTTTATTTTGTGGCCTCTAACTATTATAGATCCCAAACTACTTACCCCGGTATCATATCGTATGTTAATACAGCTCTAGATGATAACTTTGGTATGCCAACACTATGTTTGATTGTACCATCAAATATTACAAGTCTATTTCTTTTTGGTTCCACCTCTGTTCGAAGTGTTCCATCAGGATTGTAGAATGCTGTAGTTCCATCTGCATCATTAATGTAATACAAAACAACCCAATGTTTACCTAGTAAGTTCACATGAGGCTTTTTGTGCTTTTCATCTATTGGCATTGGTACTTGCAAGTACATTCTACCATGTAACGGTTTAAAACCATCTAGCATCTTATTAGACAATAAGAACTTGGTAGATATATCGTGCAGTGCCTTCTTCACTCTCATGCTAGGATCTTGCTCGTTATACTGCATTTGGTTTGTATATACCATAGAAGCAAAACTAATCATTCCTGGGCTTGTCTTGTCAATTTTGATCAGGAATGGTATTGAACCATTAACATCACAAGTTTGATTTGTTAAATTACCAGTACCAAAGACTATATTTGAAATCCTTTCAGCTATAGCCTCTGGTAGGTAATTATCAAAGACATTAATTTGCCCAGACATCTTCCCATGAGCCGCTCAAGGCACCCTTAGCATAATCTGTTGCTCTATTTTCGAAGAAGTTGGTATGGGTAGGAGCATTAATCATCTCCTCAACCCATAGTAATGGATTCTTCTTTACCTTAAAGATGCCCTTCATCCCAAGCGATATGAGACGGCGATCAGCGATGTACCGGATATATTTCTTGACGTCTTCCGAAGTAAGATTTTCCATCTCTCCCCCTTCGAACGCCAAATCAATAAATTGATCTTCGAGTTCCACCATCTTAGTTGCAATAGTATAAATTTCAGATTTGAGTTCATCATTCCACAACTCCCTATTCTCTTCGATATAGGTTCGGAACAACTTAATCATTGCTTCGGCATGTTGAGTCTCATCAACAATACTCCAGGTAATGATCTGGCCCATTCCCTTCATCTTGCCATGGCGCGGAAAATTTAGTAGCATAATAAACGAACTAAACAATTGCATACCTTCTGTGAAGGCAGAGAATGCAGCAATGTTCTGTGCAATTCTCTTCTTATCACTCTTTGTAAACTTTGCTAGATAGTCATGCTTATCCTTCATCGCTTGATATTCAAGGAACTGATTGTATGTATCTTCCGGCATGCCTAATGTTTCAATCAAATGAGAATAGGCAGCAACGTGCAATGCTTCACGAGCAGCAAAGCCAGCAAGCATCATTCTAATCTCTGGTTGGGGAAAGAATGGAAGGTAAGTCTTAATATAACCACCGGCAACATCAATATCGCCCTGCGTAAAGAATCTAAAGATTTGAGTTAGAAAGCTCTTCTCATTATCAGAAAGCTTCTGCTTCCAATCCTTTGTATCTTCAAGCATTGGCACTTCGGTGTGGAGCCAATGGCTCTGCTCATGCTTCAACCAAGCCTCGTAGGCCCATGGGTAGTTGAATGGCTTAAAGTAGCTTCTTTCGTCTGTAAGAATTAGGTCTTGTTTTGTTGTCATTTTATTTCTCTTGTATGTAGGGCTGGGAGATGTATTTAGCTATTATTTCTCAATCCATCCAGTAACAATATACTTCTCACCACTCAGCGGTTGGTTGCCCCTGTGAGCGTGGGTGAAGTAGGCTGGCCAAATTAATAATTGACCTGCAATTGGTTTAAACCTCACCGTCTGGTAAAGGAACTCTGTTTCCCCACCCTCATCAACAGTATTCAGATAGAGCGAAAAGGCTAGCAAACGTCTGTGGGCTCTGCCACCTGTACCATGCTCGTGGTGCCAAACATGATAACCTTGACCAGGAATTGTTTTCTGAACCTTTGAATCTTGTATAGAAAGTTTCTTTTCTGCATCAGGAAATCCAGCTAGACCCGGATAGGCTCTACAGTATTCCTTCAGAGCCTGCTCCATTAATACCTTGCTGAATTCATTTGAGTGCATATACACTTCAGCCAGTTCGGGATGCTTATCTAATATGAACTGGGTAATGTGTGTACCATTAGCAGTTGTGGATAAGTCATCCTTATTGAATGGCGAAACATTCTCACTTGATTGTCTATTGACAACCATACCAGCCTTCTCAGCATTCTTAAAGAAGCGAATGTAATCATCACATTGCTTCTGTGTATAAGCATCATTGAAGACACCAATAAAGTCGTTTCTTATTTCAGATTTCATATCAGCCTTCACAGGCTAGGCATTCATTGCCTTCTGTTAGAGCCTTGATATCAATCTCCTGAATGATCTCTCGCTCAATCTTCCTGGCAACCTTATCAGCCTTACCAATCTTCTCAGAACGGCAATAGTAAAGAGTCTTTAGTTCGTGCTTCCATGCCATAAAGTGTACAGCATGAAGGTACTTGATATTAACATTTGGTCTAAAGAATAAATTAACTGACTGACCCTGATCAATGAATTGCTGGCGGTCAGCTGCATGCTCAATAATCCAACGCTGGTCAATTTCCATTGAGGTTTTAAATACATCTCTCTCATACTCCTCGAGGATATCTAAATGTTGAACGGAACCATCATTAGCAATAATTGAAGACCAGATATCTGCAAGGTCTTCTTCCTTAACCTTCGTCTTTAGTAAATTATTCAGATACTTATTCTTATAGAAGTATGCACCTGATAGGGTGTCCTGTCTAAATCCATTGGCTCTATAGGGCTCAATTGAAGGGCTGGTATTACCCATAATGATGCTACTAGAAGCATTAGGAGCAACAGCCATAAGGTGACTAAAGCGTAGACCTGTGCCCGCGGCATCTGGTGCCTCTCCTCTTTCCTTTCCAAGCTGCTTGTTGGCTTCATTTAACTTCTCTCTAATATTTTTGAACATTCTCATGTTAGCTGACTTAGCCATTGCAGACTCAAATACTAACATATTTTTTTGGAGATAGGCATGGAAGCCTAGCGCACCAACGCCAATAGATCTTTCACGAGTGGCAGAATATACAGCACGATGAACTGGCTTAGGTGCATTGTCGATGAAGTGTTGAAGGACATTATCCAACATCTCAGCAACATCACGTAGGAACCTCTTGTCATCCTTCCACTCATCGTAGTACTCTAGGTTAACAGAAGATAGACAGCAAACAGCAGTCCTCTTCTTATCTGTTGGTAGAATAATCTCAGAGCAAAGGTTAGATTGCTTGACCGACAAGCCCTTATCCTTTAGCCACTGCGGTAGATACTTATTAGATGTATCAACGAAGTGAAGGTATGGTTCACCAGTCATCATTCTTAGTTCGAGAATCTTCTGCCAAAGTTCTCTTGCCGAAACCTTCTCCTTTACTTCACCAGATGCTGGGTCAACAAGTTCCCATGTGTCATCAGCCTTAGGGTCTGTCATACACTTTTCAACAAGCTGCATAAACTTATCAGGAACATTGATACCATGATGAAGATTCATGCAACGAATATTCTGATCACCAGTTGGCTTTCTCATCTCTAAGAATGAAATGATGTCTGGATGGCTAATATCTAGATAGGCAGCATATGAGCCTCGGCGAGTTCTACCTTGACGATAAGCCAAGCAAGAAGCATCATAGATCTTTAGGTGGGGCATAATGCCAGTAGATTTCTCATCCGATGATCTAATACCTAGACCAATACCAACACCGCCACCAAGCATGGATAGCCAATTAGTTTCTGAAAGAGTGTCTACTAGACCTTGGGAAGAATCATCCATATAGTTGAGAAAACAAGAGATAGGCAATCCCTTAGTTGTTCTGCCATAAGAAAGAATAGGTGTAGAGTAAGAAAGCCAATGCTTAGAGGAGTAATCATATAGCCTCTGGGCATGCTTCTCATCTGTACCAAATGCTTTAGATACAAAAGCAAAACGGTGCTGGGGAGATGTCTCATCATCACGCATATAAGAATCTTTCATTCTCTTCATGCCGTGATCATCAAACAACTCGTCTCGCGATAGGTCAATATTGATATCTAGATATTTCATTTCAGGCCTCGGGTGATTGTAGTTTAATAATAGAGCATTGTTTACCATCATCTGATATAACCCATGCTAAATGATCACCCTCTTTCCAACCAACACTTTCCATAAGGTCTGGTGGAAACAAAATAACTAGTTCACCCGTTTCTTCATCTTCGACTACTTTTGTAGTCCATACTTTTGGTTCACTCATTGTACTTTCTTCCATTTTTGTAATTCTAATAAGGCTTCCATGCCCTTTTTGGCATTTCGGTATACTATACCAGAAATCTCCTCTTGGCTCAACCCATTTAACACCATATCATTAACATCTTTATGTTGAATGGTACCTGGCCAAAAAGTTACTCTGTATCCTTTATCTATCATCTTTTTCATACGCTTGACAGTATCCACATTACGTGGTTCATTATCAAAGCAGAAAATAAGTTTGCTATCCAATCCTAACTTCTCAACATCTCCATTGTCACCGCCAGCCATAGCAATAGCATTGGGCAAGAAGAGCGAATCAATAGGACCTTCTACAACAATTACATCTTGGTTGATATCAAGAGTATCTAGTCCAAATACTCTTGGCTTACTTTCATCCAAAACGATAGTTATGTATCTAATCTTATCATTGTTCAATGCTCTACCCTGATATCCAAATATTGTACCTTCTCGGTCAATTAATGGTATCAAAAGTCTACCACTATCATGGTCAGTGTTCTCAAACTTACCAGGAATTAACTTATTGGTAAACTCTTTGAACTTAGGACAGTAGTAAAGCATATAGTGCTTATTGGAAGGGATCTGTCTACTAACCACATACTTCTTGGCGATGTGATCTGGTTGTAGCTGGGAGACCTTCTTTAGCTCTTTCAATGGCTCAAACTTCTCGAATCTCCTCTTAGCAAACTTAGACATATCCGGCTGGAACACATTCGCAGAAACAGTAGAGGTAACGGTTTGCGTTGCCCTCTCCTTATATTTCTCGAGAACATATTCCTTATGTAATACTGGGTCGACAAATTTAAGAGCACTGTCGAAGCTCGTAGACGTACCACAGTTATGGCAATGATATACCACATACCCCTTAGTATTCTCTAAGAGATAACCTCTGGTCTTATATTTATTGTTCTTAGAGTCGCCGCAGTACACACAGCGGAAGTTAGCCTGGAACGGCTTCTGCTTTTTTACTTTATACCGGGGGAACTTGCTCGAGGCAAGGTTAGCGTACTTAATATCAATCCAAAGCATCTTATAACCCTAATCAGAATGGCGACACGCTGATTATACAGAGAGGGTGCTAAAAGGTCAACTATTTCCTTTTGCTATGCATATTGATGAACCAATGTGCAAGCTGTTTTTTCCTTGGAGATGCTGTACTAGATGATCTAACTTTCTTTAGTTGAGCAATTGATTTACCCTTCAAACCATGGCGAGCCATATCACCCTTATCTTGAGGGTTCCTGCCGTCCATGAAGTTTTCAAGGAATTGCTTGAATCTCATACAACTATATGAATCCGGTCTTTTGCCTTTTCCCAGGCCTCAAGTTGTCTTTGTATTTCTTGTGGACTAGTTGAAAGTAAACTACTATCAGGCGTAGGTAGCAGTCTTGAATTATTCGAGATCAAGCTTACAGAAGTTAGGGCAACATCTTGCCTAACTAATGGCATATCATTACGGATGTTACTAACAGATTCAACCACGTATTTACTCCTTAGACGTACTGCAGGAGTTCTATTAACTTGACCTGGTATAAACATTAATAACTATCGACCCAAGAAACTTTTTGTAAATGTTGATACTACCCAGGCAACTAGGCCTGCTGCACCAACAACAATCCAACGCCATTTATTCAAGTCGTCAATCTTTTGTCTCTCGAGATTATGCTGTTTTGCCATATCCTCTCTGAGAGCCTTAATCTCTTGCATGATGTTGGCTTGGAGTGTGACCATCATCTCATTAATTTCTTTTCTGTCTTCTAGCTGACGCTCATCTAACTTATCTAGAGTT